AACGGATGGCGGGGGAGATGTAAACGCGGTTCATAAGCCCTCCTTCTGAAAGAAAAAACCCTTGGGGGATGACTGAACTTCCTTGCTCTTTCTGACAGGAGAGAGCCCCAAGGGTTGCCCTTTCGGGCATAAAAAATCCCCGACTATTTTCTTCTTTTTCGTCGAGGTTTTTATTTTTTGTTAAGTTTTTGGTCTTCATTTTCTCTCATGTCTATTGAAAGTATCGCATATATCAAACAGGATGTCAATAGAAAATCTAAAATATTTTCAGGGGGTCAAAAGGAGGAAATTCAAGCAATGAAAAAGGAGTAAAAGACCATATCGCTGCAATGGGCGAAATGGTATGGGGTTAAAAGGAGATAAAAAGGAGGATTCCAAGAGGTACGACAAAATAACGCACACATTCCTCTGCCACATCCCATTTGAGGAATTTAGACCAGAGGCCCATCCATGCGGTAAAACGATCACGTCAATACTGTTTGATCGGGTAGAATAAAAACCCCGGAGCTGACCAGGCCCCGGGGCGGCGGATGCGCGCCTTTGCGGCGCTTTGGGAGGAACTATTTTTCTGTCGCCTTCTTGTAGATCGCCAGCGCTGTCTCTCTCAAAAATGCTGCCTCTGAATCCTTCAAGCTCGTCCACTCGTCTTTTGCCGCTGCCGCCATATAATCGTAAAAAGCCTTCTGTTTAGCCTCGGTTGTCGGCAAGCCCTGTTCGGCCACATGCTTGACGGCCGCAATCAGGAGATCCTTGGACGAATCCAGGAATTCCTGCGCCGCTTTGCTCAGGACTTCCTTCACGAACGGACTGGCCAAAGCCCAGGCCTTCTTAATAAAAGCCCCTGCCTTGCTCCACAAAGATTTGAACCACGCTATTAACCCCATCTTATTCCTCCTCTTTTAGAGACCTTGCGATCTCCTTGTTGATCGTCTCTTTTGATACGTCTGGATTCCATTTATTGGGACACGGCAGGCCCTTGTCCCCCGGCCAGGTGCACGTCTTTGAAAAAGAAAGTCCGCGCTTGAGAATGGCCTGCAACCAGGCTTTAAGGCTCATGGCTTTAGCAGGGCTGTCCGGGCCTTTTCCATTACCTCTATCGCCTCTTTTGAAATCGTAAAATTAGGCAACCCTTTGGCGATCTTGTCCGCGAGCTTGCCGGCCACGAACCGGCTAAAAGTATTCAGCTTGATCTTTCCTTCCTGCTCCAAGATCTTAATGCCGATCAAAACCAACGCCTTGCGGTCCTCGGGATCCCAACTGCCGTCCAAGGCGCGCTTCTCTGCTTCGCGGATAAGAGGATCAAGTATCTTTGTCCACCGCTGGACCCACCCTTTGACGGTTATGAGGACAATCTGGACCGCCGCCCAAGCGGCAATGACGGCCGCGACCGCTGCTTTTACCTGGTCAAAAAGTTGCGTGAGATTCGTTTCTACCATACTCACCTCCACCTTTGGCACCTCGGATCGCGCGGGCACGCCGGCGCGTCCATGTGCTTGAGCTGGTTGATCGCGTAACCCAAAAAATCACATTTATAAAAAACATACGTCCAGAGAAACCATTTGCCGCCAGGCACCGGGCAGATCCAGCTTGACGAATCCCGAAGATGGCACATGGACCTGGTGTTCATTTGAGCAAATGCGAAAAAATTGCATTCGCGAGGCCCGGAACGGCGTTGCTAAGCAACCCGCCGACAAAAGCCGCCAACAAAAACCACTTCCCCGATCCCATAAGAAGTTTCATTTCAACCTCAAGCTTTGCAATCCTGTCTCTGGACCCGCCTTCTTTTTCAGCCTCAATGATATGCGCGAGAGCGCGTTGTTTGAACTCTTCCATCTCTCCCCAGTTTTTCTCTTTCTCACATTCGTGTGTCATAGTCGCCTTATGGCGTATTCTCTATAGGCTGAAGGGCAACTTCATAAGAGTCCTGGATATATTGCGGTAAAATTCTGTATTCTGATCGACGGATCGTTTCCCTTTCGTAATACATCGGCATAGATTGATCGTAATGATATCCATGTTTCCTGCGATACAGCGGCTCTTCAAAATTTTTCTGGCCAGTAGAAATGGCCGCACAACCTGCCAGCAAAATAAGAGCCAGTAAAATCGCTATTTTTTTCATTTGAGTATCATGAGGTTAAAAGCCGGATTCCATCCACCATCTTCATCTCCCACCGAGCCCGCGGCGGCGCTGATAATATGCCATCCGACCCTTACGTTTGTTGAATCAATTTTTTTTAACCCTATACGCCAAGATCGAAATTGACCCGGACCAGATGCCGCATAGACCCAATAGCCTGCCGGCGAAAGAAAATAAAATGGATCCGAAACACTGGCATGGCTAATATCGCTATACCGACCTGTCGCATCTTCACCCAACTGCGGCGAAGAGAGAGAAATGCCCGAATTGAGTTGAAAAATATCAAAATAGCTTCTTCCAGATCCAAAGACAGGGTTCCCGGATGAATCCTTAACGCGTAAACCATAACTTTCTGAAACAAAAGCCGGATGGGCGAGGTAGACTCTCCAGTCGACGTCGTAAGACACTGCATTCGCCTTGATCAAATAGAACCCGTCATAACTGCCGCTCGTCTTTCTGATCCCCCAAAGACTGACGTAGTAGCTTGTGGATTTGTTCCTGATGGCGACGATGGGGATTTGCGATGTGGCCGTAAAAGAAACAGCAGTAACTCCGCCTGTTGAAGGCAATGTTGCCGTCCCGGAGGCATACAGGGCAAAATTTTTGTATGTCCCGTCGACAATGATATTTCCGCTTGCATTTTTTATACGTAAACCGTAGGCCATATTAGTTGTAAAAAAAAGAGAAGATCAGACTATCGTTGTCAGAGCAATAAGCCGAAACTGAACTTGCCTTTGTCCACGTGAACGTCGTCCCGCTTCTCACAAAACTGTGCTGGCAATACCGAGCGTTAGCCACAACTGTCATATCCGTCGGCGGATTCACCATGATCGAAAATTCGGCCGTTGTCAGCCCGGACGTATCTGCCAGAGTTGTGTTGTTGCTTGCTGCCGCGGCAACTTCTGCCGCATATCTGTTTCTATTAAGCCTGGCGTCATAATTGACAAGCACATTTCCTGCCGCGTCCTTAATTCTTAATCCGTAGGCCATTACGAGAGCTCCCCGAGTTCAACGCGCAGATTACTGTCGTCGTCGTAGACCTTAATAACATTATTGGCGCCGTCAATGACGACCGAACCGTCGCCGACCTCTATCGATTCATCGACAGTCAGAGATCCGGTGTTTGTGGCGACAGCATCAAGTTGTGAGACGTTGATCTTGTCAGCATCAATTGTTCCAGTTTTTATCTTCCCGCCGTCAATCTTCGTGACGTCTGTCGAATGGGCCCACCCTGTCGCGGATGCCACATCGACCAACACCCACTCACCAGCTGCAATCTCATCGGCCCCCACACTTGCCGCCCTGTACAACTTATCGTCGCCATCAGAATCAATCCACAAATCGCCGATAGCCAAAGAGGTGGGAATGGCATCTTGCCGAAAAACCGTAACCCCTCCGCCTCCGCCGCTTTCGGATACCACCTGCCAATCACTGGACTGATATATATATAATTTATTGTCGTCATCTGTATCTATCCAGTAATCGCCTTCCTTCATGCCGGTATCCGGCTCGGCGGCCTGATAATATGTCTTGGATGGAACAGCATCGTTCGCCAATTTAGAAAGCGTTATGGTCGCCGCTTCGATTCGATCGGCGCTGATGTAACCGCTCGTTATTTTTTCAGCAGCCAAATCAAAAATCTTGGCATTTGTGATAATCGCATCTTTGATCTGCGCCGATAACGTGATCACCTCGCCGGCGATCAGCTTGCGCGCGCTGATGATCGCATCGCCGATCTCGGCCTCGGTCAGAGGCGTAAAATCGATCGTCACGGCCGCAGAGAAACTCCCGGGCCCGTAACTATCAACCCCGCGGACTTTATAATGGGCGCGATCCTTCAGGACAAATTGATCCCCGGCGGTCGGCGTCCCGGACGGCCACGAGGCGACCGTCACCTTGCCCGTCGTATTGTCAAAAGCCGTCACGACTGCTTGCTGTCCCGAATAATCACCGCTGGTCTGTACAAGAAGATCGCCCACGAAATAATCAACGCCCTTGCCGATCAGGTCTGCGTCCGTGATACTCGTCGCATCCGGCGACGCGGCCACGGCGTCCACCGGTGCGTTGCCCTGGACAAGAGCCGCTCTTCCTGGCGTCTTTATCTCGAGGAACTCCTCGCCGGCCCAAGCGTTTGTGGGCGACTTGTAAACCTCAAAAAACCGCAAGTCCACATCCGCCGGATCCGTCCATTCGATCTTTGCGAACCCGAACCACTGCGTCGCGGCGATGGTGGGCGCCGCCGGCGCGGCGTTTGTAGGCGTGACAGTGGCGGCCGTATCAGAATATATGCCGGACGTGTTCTTCGCCTTGATATAATATGTCCCGGGCGCGCGCGAGGCCGGACGTACAACCGTGTGCGTATTGGCCAAGCCCATGTATATCCGATGACTGCTGTTGACACCCCAGTTTGCGTCTTCATCGCGGATCTCATAAGCAATGATGTCCGTTTCGGCATTCTTGTCCCAGGTCAGCTTGATCTCATCTAAGAACGTATAGGCGAAATTCGCGACCGTAGCCGGGGCCGAATCTTTGCCGGTCAAGGTGATTGTGTCCTGCGGCGCTGCACTGAAAAGCGCTTCTTCTATCCCGGCCATACTGACGACCGTGACCAGATATTCGACCCCGGCCTCAAGGTTGCCGACGATCGTGAAATGATCCCCGTCCGTCTCTCCGCGGACCTCATGGCTGGCACCGGAGTTGTCGGAGAGATATATCCTCGCCTTTGTGTAGCGGTTGACATAGTGGCTTGAGACGTCCGGCTTGGCGAACCAGACGTCGATCCCCATCTCCACAGTTCCGTCGGTGTGTGTGATGATCCTTTCCGAAAGAAGTAAATCCGTGACGACCGGAATAGCCGCGCTTAAAGCCGAATAATTGTTCGTCGGGATGACGACTGCCGTATCGTCGTAAACGCCCGCATTGTATTCTATCCCCCGGAGATCGACTTCTCCCTGCCGATCACGCTCGATACTCAAGACGGTAAATGGTTTGACGACCTTGTCCACCTCGCCGAATGAGTAAACGTCATAATCGGCCGGGGCCTGCGAGAACGCCTCGCTCACCGTTATCTCGGAATACTTTCCGGCCGCATTCACGACGACCTTTTCCTGCCAGGAATTATTCGAGAACCGAACGAGTAAGTGATATGTTTTTCCCGCCTCAACGGTGACTTCCCGGTCCAACTTGACGGAAGTCGTCGTCGAACCCGTCTTGACGCGGCCGGAAAAGCCCCACTGCGGCACATCGTGCGAAACGCCGATCACGTCTCCGACCTTGCAGGCCAAGGCCTCTGGAAAACACTTGAGAGAAATAGAGCGGTTAATATTCTTCGCCACCAACCGCGCATACCGCGCCTCGCGCAAAGCGTAGGACTTCTTCGTCGCAAAGATGCGAACCGTCTTCGGGCGGATGGGATCTCCCGCCTCTATCCCGGCATCATCACGGTCAACGATCGTTTCATCTTCATAGTTGTTATCGAGATCGCAGAACTGCGCTTCGATCCAGTTATAAATCTCGTTTTTGGACTTGCATCCGTTTTTGAATTGCCCTTTGACGAGATTCCCCATGCCGAAAATCTGCTTATAAGGAAGGTCTGCGTCCACCGGCTTGTCAATTTTGAAAGAATACCCGTTCTGGGAATAAAATGGAAATGCCCGGAAAGCCGCCGTAAACTGGACCAGGATATCCTGCAGGTCCGTCCGTGAGTCCAGGACAACGTCAAGACGGAACCTTTTTTCATATCCCCCTTCCCCATCGGCTATCTTTGTCTCGCAATAAAGCGCCTCGGTGAGCATCTCGTCAGCGTCGATGTTGTCGGTCGTGATGTGTTCTCCGGCGCCATAGCGCGTATTGAGCATGTCGTTTTTCAGGCACCATATCGGATTGGCGCACCACTGATCGGCAAACGTCACCCCGTCCCAATAAAGGACCGAATCATCAGCGAATAATTTGAAAACTTCAGCAAGCGGATCATAGTAATAATCCTCCCAATCCACCAGTTCGCCGCCCTCTGTGGTCAGAACCGCCGGGGCGCTGACAAGCAGAGCTTCCTCGATCCATGTCACGTTTGGCGTCGATCCGCTCAACTGGTTCGTCGCCAGGGCCTTGATTGCGACGAGCACGGTATTCGGATATTCCAGGTCATCGGTTTTGATCTCATCAATACTCGCCAAGTAGAGATCGCCTGACTTCTGCGGCTCCGCGGAACTGTCGTCCGACGTGCGCGTGATGCGGATGTCATACTGACCGGCCGTCAGACCGTCCTTGCGGTAATTTCGACGCACGGTCGTCTGCGATTTGCCGCTGATCGTCACTTCGCCCAGGTCTATATAATCTTCATCAGTATGTAGTTTATATTCGACGCGATACGTAACGGCCCAACTCTGGAACGCGCCGCTCGATCCGACCTGATAAAGTCCCGGCAGAGTAAAGTAAATATCAAATCCCTCGACGTCGGAATCCACGGTCGTGTAAACGTAACTTGCATTTTTTAAGAGCTGGGCGTTGATGTTATAGACATTATGCAAATCCTCGAAGCCGGGAATGACGGTCTGATTGTTTGTGCCGAGCCTTGTTGTGACCTCGACGTCCGAATAATTCGCAATCGGATTTCCGTTGAGCTGTATGCTGCTGATGCTTTTGATCGGCCCCTCGCCTCCGGCGATCAGCAGGTTAAGATACTGCTTGTCCCCGTCCGACGAGATAAATTGATTGATGATGTTTCCGCCTGTCCTGTGCCGCCCGTGGACAACCTTTATCGGCGCGCCGACCTCCTGGATCGTCCGTATCCCGTCCCATCCATAAGTCGGAGAATTTTCATCGATGCCGAGTCCGCTTATCCCAAAATTCCGCATCCTCATGCTCGCAGAAACTGCGGAATAAATAGAGTAACCCGACATCAAAACAAGGCCCCAAAAGATGAAAGGATGCGCTTGAGCCCACGTAATCAATGTTCCGATCGCTCCGGCGATCGCCCCGATCTCAATCTTCGGCGTGACGATGATCTCGCTCTGGTTGTCTATCGGCACGTCAAACCGATCGAACACCTTGCCTTCGATGATAACGTCGTTTCCTTCGGCCTGATATCCGGCCTCGGCGAGATAATCTTTCAGGAGCTTGTCGCGGGAAAATTCAAGCGAGTGCTCTTTGTGCTCTTTGCCGAATCTCTCGGGGTAGAATTTAAGCGTTATCATTTTTATACCTGTAGAATCCCGCAACCTGCGGCTTCCATATTTTTTCGCTGACGTCACTCAAGACGACTCCCGTCTTGATACAATGGATGAAGGTTCCTTTTTTGAGCATGACGCCCGCATGGTTGATGACCTCGCCGCCGTTGCGCAGAAGAACAACATCCCACGTCTGCGGCTCCGTCACGCGCTTCCATTGTTTCCGGTAATTCTCCATAAACAGGTCTTTGCCCTTAAAAGACCAATTCTCCGGGTATTCCTCTCCGATGTCCCAAAGGACAATATCCAAAATGTCTTTATAGATCAGCTTCACCAGCCCCCAACAATCAAGGCCGCTTTTGTCGCGGCCCATGTGCTTATAGGGAATCCCGATATACTGGTTGACCAAAGAGATATCCATCAGACCACCTGCAGCTGTTTCGTCGGGATGCTTGGGAACCCGCCGAATCTTTTGTAGTTGTCGAGTTCCTTGCACCGCTGTTTTGTCCTGTTGCACGTCGTCTCGGCCCCGGCATAGCCGCACTCGGTTCCCTTGAAGTTTTTCCATTGGCAGTAATTGCGCGAGTATATACGCGCCGGAATCTTGAGTCCCAGGGCGCTGATCCTCGGCAAAAGCAGGAAGACAACGCTGTCCTTATCGCTGGACCAGCTGTCGATGTAATACTCAAAGTCAATCTTGTCGAGAGGGTATGCCAGCCGATTACGCCATACGAGCCGGATGCGCACCTTCTTGTCGCGCAGGTCGTAAGTTTCCAGATATCCCTGGAGAAGCCTGGAGATATTCGAGATCGTCAACTTAACGGAATTGATCTCGCCTTGGGAATTTTCAGAAACTACGTCATGGCTGATCGGGAATGCCGTGT